CTGCACGACCTGACCCACAAGAGCTGGTGGTGCGAGACTTCCTTCAAGAACCTGTTCAACAACTACTACGACCCCACGCCGGGGCGCGTTCTCAAGTTCCGTCAGCACTACCTCGTGCTCGCTGGGATCGTCGAGCGCAATATCGCTGTCATGGGCCAGCTGGTGAGGGAGGAAGGCTGATGCGAGTTCCTGAGATGCTGCGCGAGGGCGCGGACACCTACGAGGAGCGCAATGAGCTTTACGGCGACAACTACAAGGCTTTCGGTCTTGTCATGAGATCGCTTTTCCCGCATGGGGTGAGCTGCAAAGACGTCGACGATTTCAACCGGCTCGGCGTCCTTGTGCAGATTGTCGGCAAGCTGGGGCGCTACTGCGAGCAGTTCGAGAATGGCGGTCATGATGACTCGCTGCTGGACCTTGCGGTGTATTCACAAATGCTGCGCGAGCTCGACGAGGAGAGCAGCAATCTTGGTCAGGAGTTGCCGTTCTGATGCGTAAGGGATACGAGGAAAAAGGCATAACCGCCGAGGACGTCCGCTACGACGAAAAGCTCGATGGCGTGTGGATCAGCGACGATGTTTTCTTGCCGCGCAATGTCGCGGTCTGGGCATTCCAAGCTCTTGCCAGCGGAGAGAAGAAATGAGGCACATGATCTTCGACACCGAAACCACGGCGCTGATCGGCAATTCGCTGCTGGCCGATAAGCACCAACCGCGGGTGATCGAATTTTTCGGTCAGATCATCGACGACGAGGGGGTGGTGCAGGAGGAGGTTGAATTCTTTTCCGACCCCGGCACCCCGCTTCCTGCGGAGGTGACCAAGATCACCGGCATCACCCAAGATGATCTCGCCGGTGCCATGCCGTTCAGCCACCACGCGGGCCGGGTGAGCCAGATTACCCAGTCGGCTGACGTGGTGGTGGCGCACAACCTGAGCTATGACATAGCGGTAGTTGAAGGCGAATTCAGACAGCTTGGGTTGAGCCTTCAGTGGCCCCTCGATCGCGTTTGCACGGTCGAGTCCACCGAGCACCTCAAAGGCCACCGGCTGAAACTGTCCGCGCTTCATGAATACCTGTTCGGGGTGCCATTCTCCGGCGCTCACCGGGCCCGTGCGGACGTTGAGGCGCTGACGCGGTGTTATCTCGAGCTTGTTAAGAGGGGTGAGATATGAGGCTCCGGTCCGGCTTTTCTTTCCGCGCTGCCGCCGGGCGCATTGAGGACGTAATGGAGCGCGTGGTGGCCAACGGCTGGCCCGTCGCTCCGCTCACCGACCGCGCCTCGACCTTTGGGTTCGTGCGGTGGGAAAAGCTCGCAAAGGCCAACGACCTGCGCCCGGTGTTCGGGGTCGAGTTGGCGGTGGTCGACTCGATCCACGAGAAGAAGCCCACAGTCGACTACTGGACGTTTCTCGCCGTCGATGAGGTCGCCCCCATCAACCGGCTCGTGGCGCTGGCAACGCAGCAGTTCCGCTACCAGCCGCTGTTGACCTACGACGATGCAATGGCCGCTGACGGGGTTTACCGGGTTGTGGGGCACAGGGCGAAGTTCGATTGCTTTACGCCCGATGAGCGGACGTTCTATGGCCTCTCCGGGGCTTGCGCGCGGGGTCATATCCGCCGGGCAAAGGAGGCCGGGCTGAAGCTGGTCGCCACGACCGACAACTATTTCCCGCGGCCCGAGGACGAAGGGTTCTACGAGGTGCTCTGCGGGCGCGGGGCCTCGATCCAAACTTATGACCAACACATCCAGACCGACGAGGAGTGGCTGGAGGAGACGGCTCGGCGGTCAAAGGAGGACGAGCCGTCCTTGAAGGCGGCAATCGCGCTCCGCGACGAGCTATGGCGCTCCTGCAAGGCGGAGCTGAAGGCGGCGGAGATCGTCCACCCGCCCCGGCCCAAGCCGCTGCGCGAGATGTGCGAAGAGGGCGCGGCGCGGCTGGGCGTGGACCTTACGGACCCGGTTTATGCCGCGCGGCTGGACCGCGAGCTGAAGCTGATCAAGGAAAAGGACTTCGAGGACTATTTCTACCTCGTGGCGGATCTTTGCCAGTGGGCGCGCAAAGAGATGGCCGTCGGCCCTGCGCGGGGGTCAAGCTGCGGCTCGCTTGCTTGCTACTTGCTTGAGATCACGACCGTTGATCCAATCCCTTTCGGGCTGATCTTCGAGCGCTTCATCGATGTGAACCGGACGGACCTTCCGGACGTAGACATCGACTTCTCCGACCAGCAGCGATGGCGGGTCTTTGAATACCTGACGCTGAAATATGGCTCGGAGCGCGTGGCCCGGCTTGGGACGGTCGCGATGTACAAAGCGAGGTCCGCGCTTCAAGAATCCGGGGCAGCGCTCCGCGTGCCGCGCTGGAAGTGCGACGCGGTTCTGGAGGCGTTGACCGAGCGCTCCTCGGCCGACTCCCGTGCAACCGACACGCTCGAAGATGCGCTGACCGGCACGAAGCCGGGGCGCGAGGTGATGGAGGAATTCCCGGAGATCATGGTTGCCGCCAAGATGGAAGGTCACCCAAGGCACTACTGCTTGAAAGCGGACACGAAGGTCAAGATTGGACAGACCAATCACGTCTTGAAGGGAGAGATGTCAATCAAAGATCTTTGGGAAATCTACATCAATTCTCCAAGTGAAGACACCGAAAGGGCAAGGCGTCAAGGCAAGCCGAGGATGCCCGTTTTGGTGTCGATGGAGGGTGATGAAAGATTGCGACCCCAGAAGGCCATTGACATCTGGCCATCTGGAGAGAAGCAATGCATCAGATTGACGTTTGCAGATGGTTCAGAGGTTGAATGCACAAGAGAGCATAAGTTCCTGATCAATGGCAGGTGGAAGCCGTGCGGAGAGGCTGAGCCAGGAGCGATGTTCCGACGCCAAAAGAAATTTGAGGTGAAATTTCCCGGCAAGGCATATTGGAAGGGCAAGAAGAGGCCAGACATGACAGGCGGCGAGTTCTTGCCCGGCCCTGATCACCCGAATTACCGAGGGGCGATTGGATCAACGATGGCCGCCCAGAAAAAGGCTCGGGTGGATTTGCTATGCGATGATTGTAGGGAAAAGGACTGGCAAGACCTTCACCATAACGATCACTGTCATGGAAACGAGCGTCCCGACGACGTCGCATTCCTTTGCAAGTCATGCCACAGGAAGCGTCATGCTGGAGAAAACAAGAGATGGAAGAATGGACTTGAAACGGATGAGGTGGCACTTGCGAAAGTTGAAGACATTGGCATCCATGAAACATTCGACATTGAAATGCCAACACATCACAATTTTCTTCTGGCAAATGGCATCTTAACAAGCAACAGCCAGCACGCCGCGGGGGCGGTGGTTGCCTCTGAGCCAATCGACAATTACGTCGCCGTCGACCACCGCACCAACGCCACAATGTGCGACAAGGACGACGCTGAAAAGCGGCTCGGGCTGCTCAAGATCGACATCCTTGGGCTGACGCAGCTCTCGGTGCTCGAGGATGCCTTGATGGGCGTAGGCATGACCATGAGAGATCTCGAGGCTGTCCCAATCGACGACCAAGACGCCTTCGACGTGCTCAACCGGGGCGAGTTTTCCGGCATCTTCCAGTGGAATGGCAATGCGCTCCAGTCGCTGACCAAGCAGGTGAAGATTGACCGCTTCGACGACATCGTCGCCATCTCGGCGCTCGCGCGTCCGGGCCCGCTGGCCACGGGCGGGTCAACCGAGTGGACCCGGCGGCGGATGAAGGGCGGCGAAATCCCGCCCGGCCTGCACCCGCTGCTGGACGAGCTGACCAAGGACACCTACGGCATCATCGTCTACCAAGAGCAGGTTATGACGATCGCGCGGAAGATCGGTCGGCTTTCGTGGGAGGACACGTCAGATCTCCGCAAGGCGATGTCCAAGGGCTACGGCAACGAGTTCTTCGGGAAATACAAAGCCCGTTTCATCCAAGGCGCAAGCTCCGACGGCATGGACGAAGAGACAGCAGGGAAGATCTGGGACCAGATCAACACCTTCGGCGCTTGGGCATTCAACAAGTCACACGCCGTGGCCTATGGCTTCATCAGCTATTGGTCAGCATGGCTGAAGGCCCACCACCCTTTCGAATTTGCGGCGGCGGTGTTGACCCACGAATCAGACCCAGCCCGGCAGATCGAGATCTTGCGTGAGATGCGCGCGGAGGGGTATGATTATGTGCCGGTGGACGGGGAGCAGTCGACCGACAAGTGGACCACCGGCCACCGCGACGGCAAGAGGGTGCTTGTCGGCCCGTTGCAAAACGTCAAGGGCATCGGCCCAAAGATGGTCCAGCAGGTAATCGGCGCACGACAGCGCGGCGAGCCCATGCCGCCCCGCGCCCAAAAACTGCTCACCAACCCGGTCACGGACCTTGATTCGCTGTCTCCTATCGGCGACGCTATCAAGCGCCACATGCCCGACCCCGCGGAGCGAAACATCCACACGCCACCAACGCCAATCTGCAACCTAGAGCCAAGCAAGGACGCCTACGAAGCGCTGATCTTCTGCACCCCGACCAAGATCAACCCCCGCGACGAAAACGAGATCATGAACGTCGAGCGCCGCGGCGGCACCCGGATCGAGGACGGCATGACCGAGTTTCTCCAGCTGCGGCTGGCCGACGACACCGGCACCGTGATGGGCAAGGTGAACCGATTCAACTTCGGGCGGATTGGCGAAGAGATCATCAACCGGGGCCGTCCGGGCAAATCGCTTTGGGCATTCAAGGGCAAGGTCTTTACGGTGGGCGACAATTTCTTGGTGTTCAGCGTCAACAAAGCGCGCTACATCGGCGACATAGAAGAGGAGGCAAAAGGTGAATAAGATTAGCAGCCTGACGGACATCGCGCCAGTCCGTGAATACCTGAACCGCGTTGGAGCCGAGCCCCGCTCGCTGAAAACGGCGGTGGTGCGCGAGACCCACGGGAACTACTGGACCGACCTAGCGGTGATCCGGTTCGGCAAAGACGGCGCGGTGTCGTGCAACTCGCTCAACCACGCCCCGACCGAGCTCGAGCAAGACGCCATCACCGCGGCGTGGCAGGAGGCCCAGTTCCCGCGGCTCAAGTTGCTCCACCGGGTGGTCAACCCGCCGGACATGATGAAGAGCGCTGAGCCGGATGACGTGTTCCACTTCCGCACGATCGACGACCAAGAGATCATCATGGTCCAAGTGCGCATCGAGAAAGACGGCAAGAAGAGCTACGTGCCGTGGACCTACTGGGACGACAACCAATGGCGCATGTGTGAGCCGGACGGAGAGCTGCCGCTCTGGGGCCAGAGCCAGCTGCGCGAGCACAAAACCGTCTTCATCCACGAAGGGGCCAAGGCGGCGCGTCGGTGCAGGTGGATGGCTGAAGGCAAAACGCGCGCTGCGGTTGAGGCCCGCAAAGCCCACCCATGGGGCGACGAGCTGGTGGGCGCGGCACACGTTGGGTGGATCGGCGGGGCCATGAACCCAAACCGCACGGATTGGTCTGTGCTCGCCAAGCAAGGCATCGAGCGGGCCTACATCGTCGCTGACAACGATAACGCTGGCAAAACAGCCATCCCCTCCATCGCCAAGCAAATCCGAGCGATGACGTTCTCCGTTGAATTCAGCGACGAATTCCCGACGACCTTTGATCTGGCGGACGACTTCCCTGAGTCCATGTTCCGCGAGCTTGAGGGCAAGCGGTTTTATGTCGGGCCGCCGATGCAAAACTTCTTGAACCCGGCAACATGGGCCACCGACCAAATCCCAAACCCCTCCGGCAAAGGGCGACCGATCACCGTTCTGCGCGACTCATTCAAGCAGATGTGGTCCTACGTCGACGACGCCGATCTGGTGGTCTGCAATGGCATCCCCGGAATCATCCGGCTGGAGCGCGTGTTCAACAAAATGGTCGCCCCATTCAGCCACGTCCAAGAAACCGGGCGGCTGCTGACAAGCGCCTACAAAGGGCGGTCGGTGAAGATCTGCTATCGCCCGGACGTGAAGGCTCAGATCGTTGGCGGGGCAGATGGCAATGCCATCAACATGCACTCGCCCCCGAAGATCAAGCCCGAGCCCGGCGACCCGGGCCCGTGGCTGGAGTTCCTTGACTATGTGTTCGTGAACCCGGACGAACGGAAAGAGGTCGAGCGGTGGTGCGCAACGCTGATCGCCCGCCCCGAGGTGCGCATGAGCTACGGGCTGTTGCTGATCAGCGAAGCCCAAGGCATCGGCAAGACCACCCTCGGCGAGCACATCCTCGCCCCGCTCGTCGGGCGCAACAATACCAGCTCGCCGACCGAGAATTCAATCCTCAGCGACTTCAACGACTGGGTCGCCCACAAGCGCCTCGCCGTTGTCAATGAGATCTATTCCGGCTCTTCGTGGAAAGCCTACCACCACCTGAAGTCCTTGATCACGGACCCAGAGATCGAGGTTAACCGCAAATTTATGCAGCCCTACAAGATCGACAACTGGTGCCACATCCTTGCGTGCTCCAACTCGATGCGCGCGCTGAAAATGGAGAACGACGACCGGAGGTGGTTCTATCCCGAGGTTGCGGAAACGCCTTGGAAGCCTGAGAAATTCGTCGCCTTCCGGCGTTGGCTGCAATCCGGCGGGCTGAACATCATCGCCCACTGGGCCGAGGGCTACGGTGACTACGTCGACCCGGTGGCCCGTGCGCCGATGACCGAGCGCAAGAAGGAGATGATCGAAGGCTCGCGGTCCGAAGCCCAACAAGAAGCCGCTGCGCTGGCCCAGATCATCACAGACTCTGAATTCCCCAAGGCGATTCTCATGAAGGACGTGGTCGGCTGGGCGCGGTCAGTGGTTCAAGACCACAAGGTCTTCGACACCGACTACGAACTTCGCCGGGCAATGAAAGAAAGCGGCGCGAAACAATGGGACAAGCGCGTTAAAATTGCAGGTCGAATGCAGTTTGTTATTCTCAATGATGCGCTCTATGACGCTTGCAAAAGATCCGAGAAACCGCTGGAGCTTATTCGAGAGCATATCGTGAAACCGCAAGATCTTATGGGAGAAGAAATGTGATGCAAAGAAAATCAGCCTCTGCCGGAAGAATTGGAACCCTCCCCGTTGGGCGGCTTGGTCTTCTCAATATGGGTGACGAATATTGCATGAAACTCGATAAGCTGGCGCGAAAATGGAAATGCGAAACGCTTAGTGAAGCGGCGATCGAAGTTCTGAGGGACGCAATTGACAAAGAATTAGAAAATGAATTTCAAAGCTGAGCACGATGTTCGGCGGTGGCTGAAAAAAGCTGCCGCCGGGCAGGTATGGTGGTTCGAGAACAAACGCGGTGGGACCTTTGGCTTCCCAGATGCGATGGTCGTCCATGAACGATGGCCCGTGTTTCTTGAGCTGAAGCTGGCCGAAAGGCGGGGCGACTCAACCGGGCGCATGGAGGCTGACCCGGGGCAGATAAATG